TAATCAGTCCCTTTGCGCTCACCGTAAAAGCTACGTTGAGGTAGGTTCCCGGCGTCACAGTCGAGTCCTGCATCGACACGTTCACCGTCGATCCGCTCGGCGTAGCCACCACCGGGGCCGTGCCCGTGACCGCCGTGAGCGTGCCGCCCGTACTATTTGCACAGCTTACGCCCGATGAGCTATAGACTGAAGTTTGCCATGTATAGCAAGCCACCGGCAACCCCGCATGTTCATCACGGAGTGTCGTATTGGTGCATCCGCCCGTAACTCCGCTGATAGGATCAATCCCAGTATACGCAGGAGGAATGTCCACAACTCGCTTTGCTCCGCTCGCGCAAGCCGATGTCACCGCACTCTGAATCGTCGGGTAGAACTGCGATCCGCTCAGTGATCCAACATAGAGCGTTGAGTTCACTTGCGGCGTGTTTATTGGCCCCATGTTCGTCTGCGCGTAGCAGCACGGAATCAGCAGAGCAAACAGAAGCGGAATAATCTTTCTCATCGTGTCTCCTACGAGTACATCATCGGTGTTGCCGAATCGAGCGAGCCATCGGTTTGCAGCATAAATACCTGAGTTGAGCGAGCGTTTGCGGCGGGGCTTATCTCTCCCGCATTGCGCACATTCGATGGCCATACAAAGGTGCGCCCGCCTGTCCCGTCCTGAATGATTCGGAAACTGACAAGCGTTGGGCCAGAGAGTCCGTTGGCAAAGGTCGAAGATGTCACGTTGCCAGTAAGCGTGATATTGAAAGCCCCGCCATAGGTAGCGTTGAAGATCGGAGTTGCGGAATAGGTGACATTCTGGATTCCCTGATTCGAGATGAGCGATGCTGCAATCAGCCCCGCTTCGTTGAGTTGCGGGATTCCGTTCGCTACATCAAACATCGCGGACGTGAGGAATGTTCCGTCTAGGCCGATGAAATTGGTTGCGCTGATAGACCCGATCACCGTCACGTTTCCGATAACAGAAAGTCCAGTGAAAGCCCGTATCCCGGAAAGGAACTGGTTGAGCAGCGACCAGCCTCCGTTCGTGGGCAGACCCCAGTTGTTTGATCCGATGATAGGCTGCGGGAATCCTAGACTCGTGTTCGGCATCACTATCTCCCTAAGCCCACTCCGTCCAACTGTAAAGTAATGCGTTCTGATTTTGTCCGGGAAAACTTATAGCTGTTCTGACCACATAGTACGATCCACTCGGCACTATAAATGTTATGTTTGTAGCCCCCGAAGAGTTGGTTATTGAACCCGTGGCAACTGAACTCGTCGGAGGATATGCCCCTACAGAGGCTTGAATTGTAGCTTGGTTTCCCACCCCATAGGTAATATATCCACTCACTGAAACCGTCATCGGCCACGGCGTTGTATTCTGATAGATCGTTCCGAAACTGCGAAGTCCTGTGACGATATTCATTGTTGGGTTGTAAACCACAGGAGAAGCCGGTACATAGGATGTGCCGTTTCCTGTTAGCACCATCCCGGATGGGGCCGCACCTGCTACTGCGAGCGAGTCCGCATTCACAAGCCCAGTCGTCGTCAGCGATGTGGCATTCATCGCCCCAGTAAAGATTCCATTGTTGCTCACCATATCGGTCACTGCACGAGGCACACTCGAAAGATCGGCGCGGAACATCTGGACACTGACCGCATTCGCAGCCGGGTCGGGTTGCAATGCTCCGACAAATCCAGATGGCCAGCTAACCGTTCGGCCACCCGTTGCATCCTGCGCGAAGTAGAATGCGATGAGTTGCCCCGGTGACACGCCAGAAATCGATGATGCCGTGATGTTCCCCGCAAGCGTCATCTGGAAACCGTTGGCGTCCGCCGCGTTGAATGCAGGAGTCGGAGAGTACCCGACAACCATCACGTTCGGCTCAAGGTCGGCGTCCGTGATGACGTTAGCAAGGACAGCCGCAAGAACATTCACGTCGGCATCACTGGTCGAGTACCCCTTCGCGGCCATCATCTGACAGAAAGCGGCGCAAAACGTGGAGGCCTGATAGCTGAACTTGTTTAGCAACGGAGATGGCACAGGGTTGTTTACGCCATATCCACCGGCCCGCTGCGAGTCAGCAAGATACTGCGCATCGCTCTCCTGATTGATCGCCGCCGGGTTGAATTGGATGAAATCAGTCGTTGCCATAATACCTCGATTCTAAACTATGTCAGATGGCCAACATCCACACCCGCAATAAACGCATTCGATTCGTCAGTCCCGAAGACGGGAAGCGTGGAGAACGCGTAGGAATAATTCACCCCCTCTGGTCTCGGAACGATGTAGCCATTTGTGATGAGGTCTTGCACAATCGACGTGAAAACGCCAGACAGAATGATGACGCAACTCATGTTTTGCTCATCCTGAATGACGATGCGACCGCCGGGGAAGAGTGTTTGCCAGATCGGGTAAAGTTCGCTCTGCGTTCCCTTCCACTGGTTCGCCGCAATCGTCGCTTGGATGAGAATGCGATACGTCGTGTCGTCCAGAACTGGACTGACGCTATCGGAAGGCTGGAAGTTGACAGTACGCGAGACGCCTGCAATCTGCCCTAGAACGTCAAGCTGCACACCCGCCGCGCTGCCAAGATCGAATGCCTCAGTCATCAATCCATTGCATGTCATCACGTCCTCGAATAGCTGGATTGAAGATGTGAGATTCGCAAGGAAGTTCGTCGCCATGCGGTACTCGGACGTGACGAGCGCGAGGTAGTAGTACAGCGAAAGGCTATAGATCGGCCCACCGTCAGCAACGCCATACTTGCCCGATCCGTACCCGCTTTGTCCATAGAGAGGCATCGGTTAGCTCTCCGTTATGAGAATGTTTGCCGACGCGCCAGATGCAACCTGATAGTAGTCGAGCGTGATGTTCGCCGTTCCCGATGGAGACGAGGTTATCCCAGTGAATAGCGACGTGATCGAGAATTGCGGATTGACGAGGCTTGGCATCACCGACTGCGCGACGGAATATAGCGAGGAGAACGTGACCGTCTCGCCGATTTGCAGGCTGTTGAGATACGAAACAATGGCCGATTGGATGGCCGTCAGAACTGCGCCGGTATACCCAGTCAGTCCGTGAACCACCATCGTCGCATAGATCGGTACATAGGTTGAAGTCTGGAAACCCATCGTGGTGATTGTTCCGGTAAATGGATCGGTTACGGGAACGCTCTGCGAACCGGCACTTGAGCCGGGGTTGGTCAGAACGCCCAAGCCGCGTTCCTGATAGATGGCTGTGGCGACATTGAGAAGTCCCGCGCTGCCCGCCGTGGAATCGACCTCCACAACCATCGAAATTGAGTGCGGAGGGTTCCCCCACGGGCTGTCTGTTGCTCCGGTCGGATTTTCGATGGAACTTCCCGGCCCTCCCGGTGTAGGAGTGCCCGTGGCGTAGCGTAGCACCCCCGGCACGGCTGCGATGGCTGCGATGGTAGAGGCTAGGCGCGTCATCGACGGCGCGGCCACAGAGAGGGCTTGGCGGGCGCGTAGCTGGGAATCTGCCTCGGTTGGGGTTCCGGGCAGAGCCGCCGATGGGTTGCTTGCTCCAGTCCACCCCGCCGTAGCACCCCCAGAAATAGACGATATGGCCCCTACAGCGGCTTGGATGGCTCCCGCCGTCTGGCAGGTCACAGAAACGACTACGGAGCCGCCTGTGGGGATTGTGACAGTGTAGGGGAGTGCCCAGACGTTGCCTTGCGTGTCTGTGACAAGTCCGTTCGTGATAACGGTTCCCGAAACCCCTGTAATCGTCTCCGGGGCGGTCGAATAGGTTGCCGAGAGCCGTGCCAGTCCGTTCATCTTGACGATGCTGTCCAGGTCGGCTCCAACGGCGGTGACTGGGGAACGGGCGTTGTAGGCAAGCTGCGATCCAAGATTGCAGTCGTAGGCCGCAAGAGCGTCAATCGAGAGTTCCTGATACTTCGCCGTATCTGTACCAAGATAGACAACAGAGGGGTAGATTGCCCGATACTGCGAGATGCGCCATGCAAGGATCGAGGCGTAAGACGGAATCGCCATCCCCGCAACAGGGTCAATAAAAGGGGCAACGTAGGCCGGAACTGTACTCATTGAGTCACCTGTGCGCTCGATCCGGGCGCGTTTGTAATTACAATGCTACCAAACGCAGTTGAGACAATCGCCGTAAAGGTCGAGGCCATCGTTGCCGAGTTGAAGACATAGCTGAAATCGACGATGTTTGTCACATAGGGGCATCCGAGAATGGTCTGCTGAATCAGCAACATCACTCCCTGCTGACTGTTCGGTGAGCCGGTTGAGCCGATGAGCGATTGGAAGAGCGGGAACCCTATGGTCAGATTCTCCCACCACTCTCCAGCCAGCAATCGAAGCGTCGTGTAGATTATCTGCGCGACGGCATCCAAGTCAGTCAGAAACACCGGCCCCGTTCCCGATTCAATGGGATCATTGTTAGGCTGCGAGTTCTGCTGCACGAGTATTGCCGGAGATCCCATTATTGTCCCTTTACTATCTGAGTAGATGATACAGTGGGCATCGTTGGGCCAGCGTACCCCTTAGACACAAGGAAGGGCTGCACGTTGGTCGTGTACCAAGTCAACCATGCTCCGTTGACCAGAGGCTGCGCTGTACCGCTATCGCCCAGCGTGACCACCGGAGCTATCAGGGTGATTCCCGTCTCTGCAAGATCGACCACAACCGCTCCGTCAACCGAGCGAAGTTGCGCCGATGTGGTCGAGTAATTTGGGATTGGATTCGGTTGGCTGCGCGGCCCAAACTCTGCCATCGCGTCCCCGATGGCATGGCGGAAGATCGGGCCTCCTGGCTGCTGATTCACTCCGCCATTCTGCCACCACATATCGAACGCCATATCTTGAAACGAAAGCTCGCACTCATCCCCAATGGCAATAGGGAACGTCAAACAGAATCCGCCGCCGTTTGGAATCTTGATTGGCACGTCATCCAAGATCGGAAGTGTAACCGGAGTAGCGGCACCTTTGACGCGCATCACTTCCTGAATTGCGGGCTGTACGGATACGGTCAACTTGACGGGGTCGAACGCCAACCCTTGCGGATTAGCTACAACAATCGCGGGCATGTGACACCGCAACTCGCACTCGAATTGATGCAGCGCAAGCATGATCGGTGCGCTGCGAACCTTGAGGCGATGCTGGATTGGAGTGCTAGGAAAACTCATCTCATTGTCCTATCGTCGTGCTGCGCGGGTCGTATGTAACGTCTGGGGTAAGTGCCTCGTCAATCATCGCAACCTTTCCGCCGATGCTGGTCAATCCGGTTATCTCAGTCTCCCACTGATTACCCCGACTGTCTCCGCGAAACTGTAGTCCATTTACCTGATATGTTCCCGCTGAATCGAGAATTGCCCTGTATCCTTGCGGGTCTTGCTGCAAACGACGGATGATCGAACTGGAGATATTGACCAGCATCGGCGGATTGACCGATACGCGCAGCCGGGGATCGAGCGCGACTACGAAGTTTACCCCGTTCTGAGTCTGTTGCGGGACTCCAAAGATACCAGTGGTTGATGTATAGGTGATTGTCACCTGATTGTTTGGGTCTTGCGAGAGAGTCGAGATCCCCAGACCAGAGGGCGAGTACCACGATAGCAAGCTGCTTGCCGTCACCATCCGAGATACAACCTTCATCGGATCGCCGAACACAGCGCGAGCGCGAGGCATCTGAGTATTCAGGCCGGGAATGTTATTTTTATGAACCACGGATGACATCGTAGAGGAAAGATTCGGGTCGAGAGTGATGGGGTTCTGTGCCCCCGCTGCCATCTTCGCAATCAGCCCAGCTTGCGTCATCTGCGGATCGCCACGCAGTACGCAGTAGTTTTGCAGTATCTCTCCTATGCCAGTGAAGCACATGAGAGAGACTTTCGAGTCGTACACGTCGGGACGTTCATAAATAACCTCATAGATTTCACCCTCGAAAATAATCCCGAATGGACTGCTTTGCTCTTGATACCCGGCGGCAAGCGTGACCAACGCTCCCTGCCCATAAGCGAGAATCGCCACGGCATCATCGGTCTTCAGATTGAAGAGGTCGATTCGCGCAGTCCAGATTCCCGAACTGTTGTCCAGGTATCCGCTCAAGCTGACCTCGAAGACAATCCGCATCGGCTCAGGGATGTTTCCTAGACCGCTAAACACATACTCCGTTCCGCCCACGTTCGGCGGCGGTTGAATCATCAGACTCCACTTGCGCCCCATCATGGGAATCTGCGACACCGGATTGTATGGGTTCGCGCTCATATCGCAGTGTTGTCCCATAGAAGGACGAACGATCCTCCAAGTTCGTCTGCATTCGGGTAGTCATCCGGCACGTTGCCGAGACTCAAAACGTATGCGCTCCCGATCTTGAGATACCCAAATTGAGCGAGAATGTTTGACGCAGGCCACGCGCCGGTTATGAGCGGGATAGATGAGAGAAGAAGATTGCCCGCTGAGTCCGATACCGACATCACCCAGTATTGCGCCATCTCGCTGTAGGTGATGAATAGCGTGAGACGCAGCACGTTCCCATCGACACTCAGGGACACGTTGAGCGTCTGGTTTGGAGCGTTCGTAATGGGGATGATTTGCGCCATATTAATTTATGTGCCAGATACTTTGGTCTCCCTTTGACCACAGCGAGTTCCATGCGTCTTTCAGGTTGCCCGATACATTCTGCCATCCCCAACTGCTTTCCGGCCCCGCGATGCCATTGTTTACGGCTGGAGTTGCAGCGGCGGCGGGAACACTCGCTCCGATAACCTTTCCCGTAGACTGCTGAATTGCCGCTGGCGAAGGTGCTCCCGTAGAACTTGACGGCATCCCCTGTTGCGCCGTCACTCCTGCGGGAACTGGCGTAGGATTGGTCTGCCCTAGCGTCGTCGTGTCCGTCGTCTGCTGTCGTGCGCTCACCGCTTGGCTTGCCACGCTGAAGAGAAATATCTGCTGAAACTCTACCGTCGCCTCAAGCCCGTAGCGCGTCTTCACAGTATCGAGCGGCTGCACGTCAATGATGAACATATTGGTATAGGTCATCAACCGCGTCGTCACAGTGAGAGGAACGCGAGCGGCGCGGAGATTCGATAGCATCTGAAAACATGAGATAGACTTCGACTGATTGCCGACCCAGCAAGGCGTTCCGTTGGGTGAGAAGTCAGGCAGCACGTCCGTCATCTTTACATCCATGATGAGGTGTGCGGGATCAAGATAGGCGTGATCGGTGACGTTCGCTCCATCTTGAATCGGGTGTGAAGTCATCCGCAACTTCTGTGAGTGCGAGAGACGCATCACCCCGTCGAAGACAAGGTACTGCGGCTGTGCTGCTGGAGACGTTCGCACAACGGGAGCCGCTACCTGATTCCCCGCGTTATCGACAATCTGCGAGCTAACCTGTTGCGTGTTGGTGATGTAGTTTGCTGGAACCGTGAGCATCGTCAGAGCGGGTGCGCTCCACTGCGGCGGACGGAACTGAGTATCAAATCCGGCGACCGTGCCGAGCAACGCCTGATTGCCAGCCGCCTGCTTCGCTTGCAGCGACTTCGAGTAGGCGTAGACAATGATCTCCCCCGCGCCAAGCATTGCGGTGGATGCGACCTGCGGGATTGCGATACCGCCCATTCTACTGATATGCTCCGTTCAATTCTGCCATCTGTTGCTGTACATGCTGGTCGAGTCCCTCACGTACGCCCTTCTTGATCGCCGCCGTGTGTTGCTCAGGAGTTAGGCTGGGAGACGAGTTCACCACGATTGTTCCAATAGAGATTCCGCCCGCGCTCTCTACCTTCCGAATATAGTCCTGCCCTTTCGCTGAATACTGGCCTCCCGATGCTCCACCATAGTCCGCAAGCGCATCCCCAACGTTTCCGCCGTGCCTATAGAGAAGCTGCGCGAGATACTTCTCCCCGCCTAGAAGGTTTTGTCCGGCATCGTAAGGGTCTACTCCGAGCATCTTGGCGGTCGATGGTAGCAACTGCATACGGCCAACCGCCAACTCCCCACTTGGATTCGGAGGCCCCATGATCGTCTTGCCGCTGGCATCGGTCTGCCTATCTCTTGATTCCGTCAGCGCGATTCCGTAGACCAACCTCATAAAGTTAGGGTCAGTGGGCATCCCAGAACCAAGCGGCATCGAATAACCGGATACAGCACGTTTCAAGTCTGCAATTTGTTCCGGCTGATTATAAGCCCAGGGGTTCGATGCCATGAAGTCCTTGACTCCCTTAGCGGCATCGGCGAGCGATCCTTCGCCTATATCATGAGCCTGGTCAAACTCCGATTTCGCCTTTATCGGATGACCACTGCTAAGTTCCGCTGCTCCCACTACCATGTGCAGTATCATGTCAATCAGCGGAGGGATGATTGTTTCAACCTTCGCCATAAGTTGCAACAATACCCCAAACTCATGCGCTGCAATTCCTATGGACTCTGCGAAGTCTTTGAACGACCCAGTCGAGTTTTCCAGATCGGTATTGCCTGAAATAGCTCCGATCATGTGAATAAAATTATGTTCGAGTCCTATAGCATCGTTACCGAGAACTTTCAGCAAGTCCCATAGTTGAGATAAGTAAGGGATTACATCTGTCGAGAAAACGTCTGCCCACTTTGGTAGGTTATTCAGAACATAATCATTCAGATGCTCAAGCTCAATAACTATTCCGCCCTTGCCGAATCCGAGCTTTTCGAGAAGTTGAGAGACGAACGCCATGCCGAAGTATTCGCCCTTCACTTCGAGGCGTTGGAGCTGAAAAGTTACATCGCGCACCATCTGCTGCTGCTTCTCATATCCCGGCCCCAACACAGCGGCAAGTTGCTTCTGGTCTTCGATGAGGGTGTGGAAACGCTCTTGCACTTCCTTCGTGCCAAAGAACACATCGTCAAGCGTTACTCCAAGCGTATCGAGGGCCGTAGAAACGGCGCGATACTGCTGAACGCTCATCATGTTCTGTTGCGCTAGAAGAGTTGTCTTTAGGTCGGCCTGGGCGAGCTTGTCGATGTACGCGATGAGGCCAAAGCCAACGGATGCGAAGGCCGTGGTTCCTGCCACTTGGAACTTGAGGAAGTTGCCAACGATGCCGCCAACAGAACCGGCGACGGTCTTCTCCGCTCCCTGCATTGCAGACGCGAACTTATCGAAGGATGCCTTATCGACGCCAGCGGAGAGAGATACAAGATAAGATTTGATAACGTCGGCCATCTCTTATCCTCCGTGCCGCTCTCGATACGCGCGGAAGTCGGCCTCGTTTTTCTCGCTCACGTCTAGGTACTCATGCGCATTGCACAAATCCTGAAACGTGAAAACACCTTCGACAATATCCCGATGCTTCCAAAGTCCAGCCTGTACCGGCCTCCATAGAAACGGGTCTAGGTTTGGGTACTCGGTTGGCTCGAATCCGCCGTCGCCGGTATCTGGTTCGACCCGGCTGCGGTAAAAAAAGGGGCGATGTTGAATGCAACCGTCTCCTGCGTCAACTGCAAAACCGTTGGTCCATCGAACTCAAGATCGGGAATCGCGTATCGGCCATCCGACATAAAGATCGGCATGGCAATCGGAGTTCCCGTCTTGACGCTGTAGCGACCACATACCGCAAGAGACATTCTCTGGACTTCGGCTAACTCCTCGCGCGTCAACTGCTCAAGTAGGAAGTTTGCCGTCATTGCGAACCCTTGCTCTGGCGTGATCGCGGGAGCCTCAGATGCGGCCTCTTGATCGGTCGGCGTGATCGTGGCAAGATAGGCTCGATACCGCTTGACGAAGGTAAGCCGAATCCAGCTACCGTCCGCCGCCGTCATCTGGCCGATGCGGTACTGCTGATCGCCGATGGTGATGTCCTTGTGATCCATAATGTCTCCGTGCTACTGGTTCGAGATGTTTGCGGCCATGAGAGTCCATTCCAGATACTCTCCCTTTGACCCGTAGGGCTGTGGCGGCTTCTTCGTGAAGGAAACCCCAGTACAGACGTTCTGGTCGCCCGTAACGAGGTTCTGGAGGTCGAGGGCGATAGCAGCCCAGTCCGCCGAAGTTCCGTTCGCTACGGCGGTCTGGTGAAGGTTCTGCGCCAACTTCAGATAGGAGTTGATTGCGCTGGTCTGCTGGCAAGAGACTTTGACTGTCCCATTGAACCCAGGGCTGGTCGAAACCATGACGGCGGAATCAGCGGCCACGTCCTGCTCCGTCCATTCGTGCGTCATCTCGACAGTGATCTTGCCAGAGCCGAGCGAACCACCGGCAAGGATAAACGCACCGGCAAGGGGAGAGGCAATTGCGCCCGTGAGATCTTTGAATGAGTATGTCGTGGTTCCGTTTGCCATTGCGATCTCCTGTTACTTCACTGTTGCACGTTTACAGCGATAGTGAAACTCTGCTGCGTTCCGGCCAGAGTTACGGCGACATAGACTGGCATGGACTTGAAGAGGGCGCGGTCGCCGCTCGCCTGAGTTGAGAAGGAAGACGATCCAACCCAGAATCCAGAGGGGAGCGATGTACCCGGAGTCAGCCCACCAGAGGGTAGAAGTGGAATTGCGATACCATTCCACGTCCCCGCTGCGATGAATCCACGATTTGCGGCACGGCTGCAAGCTCCGCGAACGGCATTGAGGATGAGAGCCTGCCCACCATCGGTCTGCGGAATGGAGGCAAGGGATTGCAGGACATTGAGAACGGAAATCTGCGCATCCGCCGCCAGCATATCGAGGCCGAGAACGGTAGCGAAGTTCATGCCGTTGCCGTTGACTCCCTGATAGTAGAAGTCGTAGCTGTTGGCGTAGTTGTTGTAGCTGTTGCCGTTGTTGCCAAAGCCAAGTCCAGGCGTACCGGCGAAGACGGCAATCTGCTCCTGGTTCAGAGGCTCAACCGTGATTCCGGTTAGAGTCTTCGCGGCGAGAGAGAATGCGCTGTTAGGTGCGCCGGTATTCAGACCCATGCCAACGCCTGCAATGGCGGCGGCGATGTATTGATTGTTTGGAGCGAGTCCGCCTTGCACGGTTGAGTAAGCACCGTGGGCGCGGCTGTAGTTTGCGGCTTTGATGAGCGAGAAGACGTTGCCAACCGAACCAACCAACGCTGTTGCGCTCTGCGTCCCGTAGATGTACTGCATGGCCGGAGTTGCCGATTGTGCATACAGAGCGATTGCAACGTCGTCTTCATCCGTCGCCGTCGTACTCATTGCGGCGTACCATGCCGGTTGCGCCACGCGGCAAGCGGTGATTGCCTGTAACGGAGTCTCACCGATGGCCGTGATATTGACCTCAAGAGCGGCTCCGGTGCTAGGTGCTTGCGGGACAGTGGGAAGTGCGCTTGCGATGCTGTACCCGGTGCCCTGACGCCCCGAAATGAACGCCACAGAGGTTACAGCCCCTCCGCTGACGCCCGTGACCTGCCCATAGCCAAATGAGGCGTTCAATTGCGTGATGAGGAAGGTATCGTGCAGTGCCCATCCCGTACCTGCCGAATCAGAGTCAACTGTGATCGCTGCGATGGCCGTCGCGTCTTGGCATCCAACCCAGAGATATTCAGGCGGAGTTACGGGCGGTGCAGACTGTCCAAAGTACAGTCCAGCGGAAATCAACTCAGGATCGGTCGGCTGAAATCCGTAGGATGTCATCGCGGCGACGCTGGCAAACTGCACACAGCGTCCATTTGTTCCCTGCGAGGGGATGCGCCCGCTGTTGCCAACAATCAATCCCTGATTGAACTGCGGGACGGACACTCCGCCGGGAGTCACTGAAACGCTGACATCGCAGAGGATTGAGAGCGGTAGAGGTTGAGTCGCCATGCTGTTTTCTCCTACAGTTCGACCGTTACATCTGTGATTATACCCGCCTCATCTTCGAGAATGATCTCGGAGCTTTGGATGGTCTGTTTCGTCAATGTATCCGTAACCTGCTCATTCATTCTTGCCGAGAAACCGGAGCGTTCCCACCACTGATTCTGAAACAACTCTGGCGTCCGTCGTACCGTGCCAATGACCGTATCGAGATACAGATTCGATGCCTCAAGGGTATCATGCACGAAATCCTGATACAGACACGCCTTGACCTGTCGAGCGCGGTCAAAACTGTTTGGGCCGTAGAAGACGAAGCCTATTTCCCAAACCCGCGTGTAAATTGTCGCTTCGAGGAACGTCAGTCCTTGCGTCGCGTTCGGCTGAATCTCGTGCGCCGTATTGTAGGGATCGGGAACCTCGACCGCTCGAACGAAGGCAATGTCGTCTGTAGTTGCCCAGGCGGGCTGTCCGGGCGTGGGCCAGTCTATCCGTGCCTGAGAGTAGGCCGATGCGTCTGTGGGGCCGCTGGGCGTGATTCCGAGGCACTGTAGAACGATGCTCTGCCATAGAACCTGCATCTGGGCCGTAGTCAGTCCAGTGCTGGTCATCGTACCTACGCCGGGAACCGAGAAACTACTCACCGCTCAACCTCGCTGCTATGGCCTTGTTGAACCCAAAGTCCTTCCATTTCGTGACTGCCACGACGCGGTACAACTGCCCATCCCATGTAATCGTGTCGCCAATACCCGATGTGGTTCCTTCTGCACGAGTCTTGTACATCGGAAACTCAGAAATAAATCCCATCATGCCGGTTGCTCGGTCGCCTTCAGGAACCTGTAGCAAGTCCTCTTCTGTGGCCGGTTGAATGATGCCCCAGAATGGAATCGCAGTCGTGACCGAAACATAGCCGCCCTGCTGGAAGCTACCTGTTGAGCGATTGACCGTGTACGCCTGCGCGAATGCTGGGCTATTTGCCACGCGCGTGAGTGAGAGGGTAGGCATTAGAGTGCAGCGACCTCCGCGATACCTTCAAGAGTTTCCCCAGCGGTTTCGGCTCCGGCTTCTACTCCCTCGCCTACAGTCTCATTTCCGGCCTCGGCCCCCTCTGCAACCTGAGCGGAAGATTCCTCTACTCCGCCGTCGCGTTCCTGTTCGGCAAGGTTCCCCTCATGTACTCCGCCGCCAGTCTCGGTAATATGTGTGATCGCTCGCCGCATCTGACCCGTGTCGATGCCGGGTGTTTCGCTGCCCTTTGCGCTGATAGTCGATGGCATGTTCGGCAACCATCCATTGCGAGAGTTGGTAAACCAAGCCTTCGATGCGCTCTCGCCAATCTGACCAGCGCGGTCAAGATGCTCCATCATGCCCGATTCGTCGCCATTCAACGCGCAGACTGAAGCCGCCGCAAGTTCCTTTGCAATCAAATCCTTCGTCGGATCGGCCTCGATTGCAGCCTCGATAACAACGCGCGGCGGTTGCCCGCGCAACGGACTTCCATTGGAGAAGATGAATAGCAGTTCTGCGTTCGAGATGGGATTCTGCGCGGCGCGGAGGAACTTGCGGGCCTTCTTCGTCAGAGTCCCTTTCTTCGACAATGCCATTGCCATTGCGCGTAGCTTCAACGCGTCCTGCCGATCATCTCCCTCTGGGATGCCGACCAGCGCATCCGCACCATTCAGCGCAGCGATGCCCGCATGAATCTCTTTCATGCCGGGACCGTCGCTGCTGTAGGAAACCTGCATCATGCCGCCTTATATTCGCGCATCTCACGTGCGCCCTTGAGACACTCTTCCAACGTCCAGTCTGTCTTTCTCAACTCTGGCGGTAGAAGGTGAACTGTATTCACGTATTCGACAAGCGACTGCAAAGCATAAAGCGCGTCATTCCTTTGAGTTTCCAAAACTCCATTGACGTGAACTTCGATTGTGCTTACGTTTGCCATCACGCCCTCCTATCGTCTGAAATACGCGGGGCCGGCGCCCACAACACGCGCTATTGTCGCAAGTTGCACACCGTATTGAGTCAGCGTCCATGCCGCCCAGTTCTCCAGCTTCGTAAGCACCTGCAATCCTTGAGAAACCCCGTCAGCGCCCTGCGAGATGGTGATACCGGCCTGCAAGCTATTCGCCACAATCTGATTCGCCGTACTCTGCTGATTGCCTTCAGTCTGGCAATAGAGCGTCAGATAATGCGCGATGTAGAGAGCCATGCCAAGTTCCCACTGCTCACGCCAGCGCGATTGCATGATGGAAACAATGGCGATATTGAGATAGAGCTGCATCACTGCAAGTGGAACCAGTTGCGCCTCGTACACCGCAATCGTGGTTGCTCTAGATGCCGTAGCGTTCGATGATACTGTGATTTCCGGCATAGTTACTGACTTGATTACCGTCCCATCATTCAGCCCTTGACACGTCACCAACTGACCGACGGAGAGTCCCGTTGCGGTCGAGTCCACAGTGATAATCGGCGATCCCGATGTGAGAGTGGCAGAGATAAGCGCGGGCGCACCGAAGAATTTGGGATAGATGCCCAGAAAGTCATTTACCGTGTAGGGGGGATTCGTACCTGTAGGGACACCAGATGCCAACCCCAGAAAGGCGTTGCACTGGCACCATCCCGGTATGCCAAACCCTCCAACGTCGCACCCATCGTAGCCATATCCCCCATAGATCGTCATGTAGAACTGGTCGATGTTCTGTGTGGGGAAGGATGGCATTGATGACTCCTAGAAAAGAGGGCAGAGGCATTGGCCCCTGCCCCGAAGGAAAGGTGGTACGCGGTTAAATTCCGTATCGGTAAACGAGTGTCGTGGGCCGGTATACGCGGACAATGCCGGTGTTGGCGATGTAGGTGGCGACGAACGCGCCGTCCTGCAAGCTCAATGGGCCGCCCATGCGCTGTATGTCCTGCAAGATGCCGAAGTTCAGGAAGTCATCGTTGAAGACGTAGGCCGTCAACTGCGCGGTGTTTCCAGTTCCTATAGTCTCAGCCCAAGACGGGAGAGGAACAATCTCTGGAGTCTTCCCGTTGATGCTGATACCGAAGTAACGAGCCTTGATCCAATCGAGGATTGTCGTGAATGCTGGTACTGTGCCTAGATTGGAACCGAGAGGAAGAACCATCGGCTGAAGCAATGCATCCCAGCGAGAACCGGGAACAAGGAAACGATCCGGGATGGAATCGAGAGCATTGCCAGATGCAGCCCATGCAATTTTCGCCGTGGTCTGAAAATCTTGCACGATGGCAAGGGGAGTAGTATTCGTTCCTAGCCATCCGCCCGTTGACACCGTGCCAGAGGCCGTATTGCTAACTCCAGGTAAAACACTGTTGAGCAGCCCCTGATTCGCTTCACGTCCAAGATAGACGCGCCGGTCGAGGGTCTTGTTCCAGTCCGTTCGCACGGCCTTGTCCAGGATGTCATTCGGCGACTTGTTGGCCTGCGCCAAACGGAGCGATTCGACCAGCGGAATGCGGATCGAACGCTGCCATGCGTAGGTCGGGTAGACATCCTGCGAACGGTTGAAATTCACAACGCCGATGTCATTCGACGCTGCTCCCGTGCCGTCCGTGTTCGGCGAGAACACATCGACGAACTCAGCCGTCTCGGTGTCAACCCACCCGCCGCCATTCATCAGCGGAACGTCACGGAACCAGGTATGCCCTTCCAGCGGCATGTGCAGCCGAGGATCGGGCTTGTTGAGTTGCGATTGGAGGAAGATTTGCCCGGTCGATGATGCGTCCTTGACGCCCAGCGACTGCGCCCCATTCATGCGGAGTTTGTAGAGGTTCCGCAAATACGTTGGAGACTTGGCAAGTGCTTCCGTCTCAGGGTCGATAATGGCGCGGCGTGGTGTCGAGAGGTACAGTTCGTTCGAGTTCATCGTTTGGCTCCAGTGTTACGGGATCAGGCGGTTGAGAATTGTGACCTGCGCGGTAATCTGCCCGGTCGCTGAATCGGTCGAAAGGATTCCGGTCTTGAAGACAACCCCGTTCGTCATCAGCACATTCCCGGTCAGGGGCGAACCCTCGATAGCGCCAATCCAGCTATTCGGATAGCTTTCACTGGTCGCCGTGCGGATGTACACTCCAGCACCGGCACCGGCGGGAGTTCCGTAGGGAACTGCCACGTTAATTGTGCCGCGCGTCAGAGCGTCCGCTTCGGAACCGGCGGGATAGTTGCCGCTGTTGGCAATAGTTCCCGTGCCGCTGCCATTCGTCGGGTAGTAGGTGTTCGTCTTGACGTTGGCCTGGGCGAATGCAATGGGCGTTGTCTCGGTCACAGAACTCGAATCGACCGAGATGTACTGCGCCACGGACGAATAGGTATTGTTCGAGTTCAACACAAGCGCATCGCCGAAGTTCGGCACCAGCGTATCCGTCGGATTGATGAGGCGGGGCGTAGTGATCGGGAAGTCGGTCTGCGAGATCGACCCGATGGGGCCGAGGATAAGTCCAGTTACCGGAATGATGCTTGCAGGCATGATGGTTCTCCTTGTGCTTACTTACGGGCCGCGCGAGCGACCCGATAATCGTTATACGCCTTCAGTCCATCGGCGTAGGACTTGCCGTTGAAGAACGTGAACATTGCAGGCTCTGGATCGCTGTCTCCGATGCCGCCTTCGGGAGCAATGCGGGTCAACATGACGAACGGATCGGGCGCACCATCCTTCACGCCGGATGCAAGGTCGCCAATCTGCTTGTTGAGCTTGACGTAGGCATCCTTCGCTCCCTTATTGCCAGAGCGAGCCACAACGGGCTTGAGCATCTTGAGCAGGTCGGCGGCGTCGCCGGTGGAGAAGTCGGACTTGGAGTGTTCGTCGGGCGGAAGAACAATCGCGCCCTCAGCGTCACGAGCGGCCTTGTCTTTGGCCTCTTTCTTCTCGCGCTCCTCTTCCTCTTCCTTCTCGGCATCCGTCATCTCGTCGTCACCGAACTCGTCCTTTGCCTTGTCCTTGGCCGCTTTGTCCTTCGCAGCCTTGCGCTTTTCGAGACGCTCTTTCTTCTCTTCCGCCGTCTCTTGCTCGTCTTCGGCGTCACGCGCCGCAGCATCCCGCGCAGCCTTGTCTTTAGCTTCCTTGGCTTCGCGCTCTTCCTTCTTACTCTCTTCGTCCGCGTCCTTGAGAGCGTCAACCATCTTGGCTGCATCCTCTGGACTTGCGTCCTTGATAGCTGCCTGAAGTCCGAGTGCAACGAGAATTCGGTTCGACATGGTGGTTCTCCTTATTACGAGAATAGTATCAGACTCCGGTTTTGCGTCCTTGATTCCAACGTCAGACCCCGCCCGTCCTTTCGGAACGATGGCAATGTGATTGCCCCGAATCTGCGTCATAATGTAGCGGCCTGCTTCATCTTTGCCGAGTCGGAACGTATAGGCGCACGACACATCGCGCACTCCGTTATCGACCTTGACATTCAGATCGGGATGCTTGACGTGAAGATCGGCGAGCAGCGGAGTCTCGCCTGCGAACTCGCCCTCGGTAATCTTTTCTCCGATACGGACATTCTGCCCATGCCCCTTACTCACGCCTTCATATTCATCAAGCGCATCAACCAGAATTTGCGGATCGGCAGGATGTTCGTCAAGAACAGACTTGCCCTCAAACGATGCGAGTGTTTCCGGTTCAGTGACCTCTTCGATGGGGCGGTAGACCGTGACCATCTCATCATCTTCGATGCCCCATTCGGGCTTGTATCCGGGGTTTTTCTTAATTTCACGGCCAAGATACTGCTGCGATCCGGTACGCGCAATCGGCACGTTTTTGTATATCCGATAGCCCTCGCCGGGAGTCTCAAACTGGTTTTCCTTGCCGGGGAGCAGGCTGGCGTAGTAGCTCAGGCGTTGCGGGGGAGATGCGTCTTTGCTTGATTCGGGGTCAACGCCGCTGATCTTGTGCGCGTTGCGACTGGCGTAGAAGACTGACTTTCCGCGCTTATCCCCGTACTCGCGGGACATTGCGGCGGCGATAACACGGCCTTTGGAAGTCAGTGGCACAAGAAAAGATTAGCACACTGACTTTTTCAGCGACCGCGTGAGTCTTCGATTTTCAACGCAACAGGGATATCGCGAGCATGAATCAAGATAGTTACTCTATCCTCGAAAGTTTGGGTCTGCTGGTCGATGTCCATATTCGAGAGAGTCAACGCGGAATCCCCACTTTTTCTCAAAGTAAGCGCGGTCGGCGTCAGCCTGGTGCCGTTGCGCTGCCCCTGATTCTGGCGGAGCAAGCCGGTGTGATGCGCTCCCGTAGTGGTAATACTGCATATCGAGTTGAACGCCACGAATGCCGCAAGATGCTAGACGCAGGGCAAGGTCGCGCGTGATGCGACCGAGGCCAGAGGTTGAGGTTACAGAATCACTAAGGATGAGAAGGGGAATCGGCATTATTGGATTCTCTTGACGTGGATTTCCTGGTTGGTTTTTATAAGGAACTCAATGCCCGCAATGTGCATGTGCGGAGACTGCCTATTGCCGATAAATTCTTTTAGTTCCATCCTCATGCGTGGATTGTCTATTATCCAGCGTCCATCTTCATTTTTCCAGTACCAATCGCCTTTGAATTTTCTCCCAGGTATTAGGGAAAATAGCAGTCTTGACTTGTATACTTCGGCAAATTCGTCAGCGATAGAGGTGTCGCTATTGATCGGCATTGTCATCACTTCGCCTCCGTGATCCTTCCCGCGCCACCGAAGATGCGCTCAAACTCCGCCGTCAACTCTGCGGCCTGTTGCGGTGTTACATTGTGAACAAAGATTGCGTTTCCCCGCAGGGCAGTCTCAAGCGTTCCGCGCAGATACCCGCGTATCGTCGTTCCCTGTTTTTTCGCCAGCTTGGTCGCAATAGCGAGACAGGATTCGTCGATGCGGATTGTGACGGGGATGCCGACTTTACGCATTAGAGGTTCGTCTCCGGCCAGAGAGCAGCGATCATTTCGATTGTGCCTGCAAGGATAAATGCGATTGCGGTTGGTGCCATGAGGACGTAGAGCATGTGAGTCTCCTTTGAAATTGGTGGAGCCTACCGAGTCGAACGGCTGCCGAGGTTGGCCTAGCCCCGACTGTCTCCCACGGCCCCATGCAGTTACCGTACCCCATCCCGTACTCTCTGTCAAGCGCAAAAGAAAACGGCCCCCGAAGAGGCCGTATCCTTGCTCTGGGTCTATGCCCGCACTCCTTTCATGGATGGATTAGCTTCAGAAACCGTGCGCGTCCCATGCGTGTGATCGAGCCGCGTGAGTACACCTTGTGCGGCCAATCAACCTGATCGAGGTCAACGATAACATTGGCGTCGCACCTGCATCCAGGGGCTTGCCCAGCGTGATAATGCCCCAGCCGAGACTTGACGTGTGCCAGCATCTCCGGCGCGGGCGGATCGCTCCACAGCACAAGAACATGATCCATCTTGCGATGTGAAGGTCGAACGCGCACATCCTCAGACGATAGCCACTCATAGCAGGGCAACCCTAGATTCTCAGACCGCGCCCGCGATATAGCCGTCGCAGTGCTGCCCACCTCTGTCCGCGCCAGCATCGCTATCCTGCTTGCCGTGATCTCAGGGATGCGCTCATAGATGCTCGCCGCTATCGTCTCCGCCCGCTCACCCCGCATCTGGCGCGTTGCAATCTGGGAAGCAATGTCCTGAGCGATGTTCTGGGGCATAGTGCGGATGAGCAAGGCGTGACGCGCCACCATCCCGCGCATAACAATCCCCACCGGCCCATCCATCTCCGTGCGTAGCAGGTCGAAGATGCGTTTGCCCTGCGTTGACTTCCCAGCGGCCTCACGCCAGCTTTGCGCGTTCTGAACGGCCAATGCCGTCACCATGCCCCTTGCGACGCGCTGTGCGGCCTCTGTGACCGCTACACCGCCCCCATTGTTGAGATAAGCAAGGATGGAATCGAGATCAGGCGTTCGCGGGAGATGCAGCCATGACCGCATGAGGTTGTCGAGGGCATAGCGGTATTGGTCTTCGATGCGGCGGGGACGATGGAAGTCAGGCATCTACTTGCCTCGCTTCCACCATGAATCCTTCGTGCCACCTTTGTCCGGCATCTTCTTCTCAACCTCTACGCCGTTCTTTCCTTCCCCAAACTCCTCAGTCCCGGCGCGGGCCTCTTCCTGCTCAATCTCTAGCGGCACTTGAACCTCATCGTCCGCCGACTCGATCATCTCATCTGTGACATTCGTACCCAGCCCCGTCTCTTGCGAGGTCGTCTTGATTTCGCGGAGACTCGTCTTACGGCCAAGCAGCCCAGCGTTGTAGTAGCCGGTGATGGACTCGCTTTGCACCTGCGCCAAGTCTGCCTTCTCTTTCGAGTTCATCGTGCGAATCGGGGCAAACGCATAGTCCAGATCGTCGGGAACCTCACCCCATGTTGACATGCAGATGATCGGGATGAGTTTGTCGAATAGCGGGCGATCCTTCTGTCGTCTCTCCTGGTCGCATGTGTCGTAGTAGTTTTGCAGGTCGCCTTCGTTCGACTGCCCAAGCCCGGTCTGCGTATCGCCGAATAGTCGAGAGAATGGATACCCCGCCGCGCCGCACAGGGCCGTCATCTGCATCTTCATCACATCGGACAGCCCACCAAATGCGTACTGGTGTGTGAAAAGTTGTTCATTCTCGCCGAGCGCAAGCAGTCCGTTGGTCGAGATCGTCTCCGACACTGCCTGCATCCGCGCTGCGTAATCGGCCATCTGCTGCTGCGTCAGGTTCAATCCCGATAGCATCTGATTCAGCATATCGTTCTGGAACACCATGACGTTCGCGCGGGATATGAGATCGGCAACCCCGGCCATGCCGAAGTCGTAGCGTTGCAGTTCATCGAGGATGCACTCGATTTCACTCATCCCCCAGTATTGCTCGATCTGGCGCTCGAACAAAGGTAGGTCACGCCCAACGAATCGCAAGCATCGGGAATGATGCACTTTCAGCGATTCGGATGCTTCCGTGTAAATCTGATAGGAAACAGGAAGTCCGTACTCTGACGGTCTATTGCGGTCGGTGATGAGGTCAGACGAGGGCGACATGCCACTCCATCTATCAACCACGATCATGCCCTTATAGCTGTCCGGCTGCACGTTTTCGAGGATGAGTGGCTTCGATAGATCATTGTCGCCGTCGATGATGATGACGCCCAGCGCACCACCGAATAGACGCCCCCACTTGCGCCCTTCGATGAACTTCTGCAATGTGCAAGTCTCAGCAATAACCCTATTGAAATCTGATATATCCTCTGGCGTGACCTGCGTCAGAAGAGTGGGGAACGCCTTATTTTGATCTTGCGGCTTCGTGTCCACCACGGCGCGGATGACCCAACTTCCGCGATACATAAACACGAGCTTCTGGTAATCGAGCGAGAGTCGGAACGGGATGTGCCGACCAGCGTTGACGGCGGATGACGTGCCGAATCCGATGTTCGCCGCTTGGTTCGCATACATATCCTTCACCGCAGCCGCGTCATTCTTTGCCCACCGCGCCGATGCTGCCTTGCTTGCGATTGCAGATCGCGCCTGCTTGCTCAACGATTTCGCCCTAGCTACCCCGCCATTGCTCGCATTCGCCATGTTTACGAATATAACACGCAAGCATTCAGCCCAGCCGGTACTTCGGAATCACCTTCATAACCCCCATGCGGAGCGCATCTGGGGTGTGGTCATGGTCTTTGATTGGTTGCTCTTCCCCACGCTTCGCCGCCTTTTTATCCCATGCGTATTGCTCAAGCTCTTTGATTGTCATGGGGCAGTTCTTGGCATGGATGCGGTACAGACCGATGTTGAGCGCAGCCGAGACGCGCCGGATGCCCTCTAGCACCTCATTCTCGCCGTTCTTGACCTGATACCCCCGCCGTACCAGTTCGAGCTTGAATGAGGCCGCTGACGGGTCAACAATAACGATCAGGCCGCGCTTCTCTGACCCCACGAACGCATCGAAGTCGTCCGCATACTCCGCGTCCGTCTTTTGGCGCATCTCCTTCGCTGAATCCCAATAGTATTCCCGGTCCTGCCAAACCGTCTTGCTATCGTCGAACGCCTCCAGAAATACGCACGGGTTGATCGTTCCGTAGTCAACGAAGATGTACCTTTGCACCCGCTGGTTCTCAAGCCCCTCCGGTCGGCTGGTATCGTCGTACTTGCACTGCGGCCCCAGCACGTCGCGGTAGATGGAAGACTCAGCAACCACCCACAATCCCAGAATGTACCGCTGATAGAAAACGCCGGTGTAGAGCTGCTTCTGCGCTTCGATATACTCTTGGCTCAGGTTTGGGTTGTCCTCCATCGTATAGTGCGCAGACCACAGCAGCCCAGCCGTGCGCAGTGCCTGATTGTCCAGGTACTCAGTCTTGAGCCAGTGCATCGGAACGCCAGCATTCGTTGTGCCGTAGAACCGCGCACCATCGGGCGACATGCGGGTGAGGAGCATCTGGAAGAACTCTTGCGGCATAAGCGTAACCTCGTCCCCCACAGCCACGCCCACGGTCAATCCGCGCACATATTTCTCGCTGCCCTCATCCTTCGCGCCCATCACGAGCCACGACGAATCGAACAGACGCAGCATCCCCGATTGATGGTTGTAGTTGTAGTTCGATGGGCCTATTAGGTTGAAGAGGTCGTTTAGGACGTTGTTGAAGATGGTCTGCTTCGTGACGCCGGTAAGAACACGCCAACCGCTCACGTTGTACCGGCAGGCTTGCAGTATCTTTGGGTGCAGTGCCCACGTCTTCCCCGAACGGACTGACCCCTCGAGGATGTTGATGCGACGGTCTTGCTCCATCGGACGATAGGCGAAGCGTTTGAGACGCGGGCTATAATTTAGGATCATGTCCGCTCACCCGGCTTACCCTTGCTCTGGCGAAATCTTGCAGGGACATAGTACGCAGGTTTGGTAGCGGGTGCTGGGATCGAACCAGCGGCCTCACCCTTATAAGGGATGCGCTCTGCCAACTGAGCTACCCCGCTATTCCATTTCACTGATCGGCACTTCCGCGATGGGCAACGCTTGGGTAAGCCGCCCTCTGCAATCCATCGGTGCCCACAATCGTCACACTCGCAGATTGGTACATCGTGCCTAACCATACGGTACATTGTACCAGTTACTCTGCGTCCGGCAACGCCTCATGCTCTTTGCGGAACTCCGCCAGCAACTCAGTTAGCGGGTCGCCATCCGATACAGCCACGCGCTGCAATGACTTACCCTCGATGCGGTCGGCAATCTCGCTCGCTGCATTGACCTTACCTTTGACGGCCTCTTTTATCATGGCCTGGGCGATAGCCTCGGCGAATGTGCGGCCTTCCTTGTCATTCGGTATGGGTTTGGCTAGAAGTGCTGCGTATGCATCAGTTAGCGGCTTTTTCTTTGGACGGCCTCCGGGGTTCCCGCTCTCCCCCGGTTTCCACATGAACGGCTTGGCTTCCTCTGGCAGCGTCCGAGTCTTGTTCCCATTCGTGCTCTCAGGAACTTCAGCCGTCTCGGATTGGGCTTCGTCTGCCATGCGTACGATTCTATACCTTCAGCCTCTGAGGTTGCTCGGAACGCTCTCAATATCTGCAAGATGCCAAGCGCACGGATTCATAGAATCTCACGCTTTGGAGGGTCGAACTCGAAGCCGCACTTCGGACACTTGCATTGCATGATGAATGAATCTGAATCAATCTCTTTTGCGCTGGATTCTTCAGGCTGCAAACTCAATAGCCCCACAAGCTCATCCGCCGACCAGAACTTCGTGAGGTCGATTTCATCGCCCAACTCTTTCAGTACATCCGCATTCCAATCAGCAAGTTCCGCTGTTCTGTTGTCTGCTATGGCTAGGCCCAGTTTCTGTTCTTCCGTCAATCCACGGCGCACAACCGCGATGATTTCGTTCCCGTTCGACTCCACCGTTCTGACAGCCTCGATCCCCACGTTCGCAGCGGCCTCGACCAGCCCGTTCCCGGCAAGGATGCGCCCCGTCTCATCCACCACGATAGACCGCGCCGCGCCGTAAGCCTCCAGGCTGCGCTCTATCTGCCCAATGTTGCGCTCGCCATGCTTCCGGGCATTCCGTGGGTCTGGCGTGAGGTCGCCGATATGCTTCATGTCCATCCCCCCATAGTAGTCCAGGTCTGGACACAGTATCAACGGCATAGCGCACTGTTTACTCTTTGGTAACTGTATACTACTTGTATATATCATAATATAGCTTGACATTGCGCAAGGTTGCAACTAATCTGGTTTTGTTGCAGAGGACACATAGATGAAATAGAGCAACTTCGGTACGTTTCGCAATCAGATGCGGCGCGAGATGTCTTCCGCCGATGAGATGTATGCCCGCGCCAACACGCTCCGGTCTCAGGGGCGCACCGCTGAGGCGAACGCGCTTGAACTCCGCGCCGAGCGCATCGACAATCGCCACACGCGCACAACCTATTCAACCTGGCTTGACGCACGCGCCTAGCGTAGTAAGGGAGATTCCGCCGTGATTCAGCCCGTAAAGTTGGCTCAAGCATACCGATATGCAAACACCCTGCCGTCAGCGTGTGAACGCCGGTATGCGTCGTCCTATATCGCTTGGATGAACGGCGGGTCCTGCGGCTGGCAGCCAGCATGGAAACCCCTAACAAATGGGGCCGCGCAGACCGTCCGTATGGCAGTTGAAGCAATGAAACTTTGGAGCTAGCAGCCTAACGGTTTTGTTGCATGAGGTGAAGAGATGACAACCAAGCACAGCACGGATTGCAAGATGGTCTTCGGGCGCAAGGATGCAAGCTGCCCGCGTTGCCAGGAGTTGATTGCAGGTGCAGCGCCGATCAAGTGGGCACCCAGCTTCGCACAACGCGATGCCCAGGCTTGCCGTGAGGTCGCAGCACACTTCGCATCGGCTCGGCATCTATCAGGCGGTTGTGGGCCAGTTTGCACGTTCGGAGAGTGGTAACTAGCAGCCTAAAGTTTGCCGTGGTGGTGGCTGGGCATGGGTTACGCATCGAGGGCGCTCGAAAACCTACAAACCCCTAAGCCACGGCAATTCGTTCTAGCAGCCTAAC